GCAGCTTCATCTTCTATGGCTGCTTTGACGCCTTCAATGGCTAATTTGCCAGCATAGGCGGCAGCCGCAGCAGCGGCAGCAGCAAAAGCGGCAGCAGCAATCTTGCCGAACTTTTCTAACTTACCGCCAAAGCCTTCAACCTCTTTCGAGCCTACGTCCAGCTTCTTTTTTAAGTCATCAACGTCAGCGAGGATTGATAATTTAAGGGTTCTACTTCCAGCCATTAGTCGTCCCACTTTCCGAGAATCTTAGAAAACGCATCTTCCCATTTGGCAATCAATTGAGGCTGAATTTTGCGAAGGGCTGGATAGATGAAATAGCCAGAATTTCCTCTGCCTTGACGTGGGGTGCGTCGTGGGAACTGACGATAACGATTAGATCCGAATTCGTAACCTGCCCAGAGGTCTTTAGTTGATCCTCCACCAGAGAAACGCTGACTCGCGAATCCATAAGAGAACTCGCCAATCTTCGAGGTTTTGGAAACTTTAACGCCAGAAGTAATGCGATCGACAACGGCTTGTCCAAAGGTTCGGGTGATGCCGTAGGCCTTAACCTCGTTGGCGGCATATTGAGCGAGCGCAAAACTCTCGCGTTTAGCCGCATCAATAGCTTCATCGTCCATCGCTTTGAACGCGGTAATAATTGAACGAAGTTCGCGCTTGTCATAGCTGATTGGTTCATCTGCCACCTTTGCGCTCCTTCAATATCTCAATTGCCGTTAATACTTGTTCGATGTCCGTCCACTCGCTCATTGGGATTCCGGTCGCTATTGCGACTTCGACAAGAAGCCGATTTACGCTTCCGGACTCGTAGCTTTTGGGCTTTCATCTCCAATCAGCATTTCATCAATGGACAGTTCCCAGATTTCCTGAGACTTAGTGGGCTTTCCTGCCGCTTCGCGCTTGTAAGCGAAATATGCAAGATCTAAGAAGTCTGCTTGCTGATAAGCCGAAATATCCTTCATCGAATAAATAGACTTGCCAGTTTTGCGTTCCCACTTAGCCCACTCGGGTAAGCCGGCTACATAAGTAACCGACTCGCCCGTGTTGTATTTAATTGTTATTGATAACTTCATCTCCCGATGCTCCGATCTCTTAGCTGAAGGTCTCTGTTACTTCACCCTTTGCTACTTTGAAGGTGAAGGATACTGTTTGTGCATCAATTCCTGATCCGCCAGCTGTTGGGAATTCTGGAAGGATTGGAAATACGAATTGTGCGCCAGTAGCGGCGGTGAGAGTGATATTGATGTTCGTGTCTGGTGCGCTTTCTGCTGCTGCCCAAAGTGCTTCGCATACAGAGTTAGCCTTACCCCAGTCTGCCAGCATATCAAGTTGGAAGGTGCCTTCGATATTAACTGTCTTGTAAGCCTCACCATCGAGAGTCTGATAAGTCTCGCGAACGTTGGTCTTTGTCAAGACAGCGTTTGTCGCTTGGGCTTCAATATCTGTTCCACCTGTGAAAGATAGCGAAACGTCGCGACCAGTAATAACTACTGTTGCCACTTTTTCTCCTTAGTTAGTCTGTGTGTAATAGGTGGAAACGCGAATATCTGCAACCAATAAATTGACTGCACCCACTTGCGTTACCGATGGCCGCTCTACTGGGCCGACTGTGTAGCCGTCCGGTATTACTGCCAAAACTGAAAATATCAGCTGCTCAAGATTGTCAAGAGAAGCTGGATTGGAAAGATAAGCGACTCCACAGGTAATTGTCATATTAATCTTGGCGTGAATTGTTGAGTCGTTAATTGTGTTTAATTCTAGATAAGGTGAATCTGGGACAAGAATAACCGCTGGAACTTGCACAGCTTCGGGAACGTATGAATAAACGTTAGCCGAAACGGAGGCGAGTGCAGTTGCCAGCGGTGTTCGGATAGAAGATAAAACTGTGGAGGCAGGCATTAACCCACCATCGCATCGGTATCAAGATAGGGGCCAAGAAGGCCAGTTACCTTTGCCAATAAATTCTTAGAAAGTCTGTAAGGTGTAACTGCAAAATCTATGCCTTCGATTGATCCTCCAGCGGCAGTTCTGGCTTGGAAGATTTCGACAGAAATAGCCAAAACGGCAGCTTCGACGTTGGCATTTCCCACATAGGTTGATGCGCCAGAGAGCGCAGCGTTTCCGGCTGGGATAATGTTCTTTTCCAATACGTCAGCATTTGTGATGGCGGCGGTAAATACATAGGGGCCAATTAAATCATTTGTAATTGTGTGAGTGCCGTTAAATGGCGCTCCGACACTTGTAATGACAACCGATTGACCTTCGGTGAATTCGTGAATTGTCGCGGTGTAAAAGTAGGCAACATTATTTTCTAAAGAGACTTTATTGATTTTGCTTTGAAAGGTAACAAGCATTGGCAAAACCAGATTCTCACTTGCATCAACAATATCGCTCAAGTAAGCGTCTGAATAAAGGGAGGACGAGACGCCAAGAATGGTGCGCAGTTCAGAGACTGTAACTATTGATGGCATCTCGTTTCCTTTCGATCTAGAGGGTGACAGGCCAGCTCGGGAGCGGACTGGCCGTCACTTTTGGGGTTCTAACTAAGCAACCATCCACTTGTAAGCGCCAGCAGCAACCTTCTTAGCAATTGCGCCGTAGCCGTAATAAGCAACCTTGATTTGACCGGTTGCGATTGTTGCGGTCTCTAAGCGGAATTTGCTGGATTCATACCAAGTGTATGACTGTGGGTTGATTGCGATGATTGAATAATCACCTGTTGGAGCAGCTGTCGCAAGTGTGCGGCAGACACGGAAGTTCAAGCCAAGAACGTTACCAACAACGTTTTGTCCGTTGAGGTTACCTGCTTGATTGGAGTTTCCGATGAGGTTCTGATAAATCGGACGTCCTGCATCTGCAAGATTCATAATTGCGCCCCATTGTTCTGGAGTTGCAAGTAGGTTCTCGGCGCGGCCGAGAGTGTTCTTGTAGATTGAGACAGAAGCATCAGATACGAAATCAAGGAATCCTGCTGCATCGAGAGTGCGGTTTCCGCCATCTGTTCCGTATGAAGCTAGGAAATCTGCAACGTAAGCGTCAGTTGCCTTTGCATAAGCAAATTCCATTTGACGAACGAGTTCCTCGAAAAATGCTGGTGAAGAACGATCCAAGAGTTCTACTGAGAATTCCTGTCCGCCTGCGAACTTCTTAACGTCTACGCTAAGAAATTCGTTTGTCATTCCGGTTTCACCAATAGCGCCTGCTTCGGCGACTTCAGCTACTACTGGAACTGCGGTGATTTTAGGAATTTCGAATGACATTCCTGCATCTGGTAGAACGCCGCTGGAGATTGAATCAACAGCTGGACGATCTGCATTGGATAGTGGGTTGATGACCTCAGTCAATTGACGTGTTGGAACGAGACCAGCGTTGTTGCTTGTGGTGTCGTCTGCTGCCATAACGTACTGGCGAGCTGCATCATCGCCGAGCTTTGCGCGAACGCTATTCTCGAGATATTTAGCCTTTGTGAACTCAAGGCGAGGAGCGGTGAAGAACGCTGGACGAGGCGCAGCGGCTTCAACCTTAGCTGCTTCTACCGTTTCGTCGGCAGGAGCAGGAACGGTAGTGTCAGACACTTGTTCTCCTTCGGTTGGTTGGTCTGCTTCAGCGGTTGCCGGAGCAGAATCTTCTTTTGGTGTTTCATTCTCGGAAGCTGCGACTTCGCTAACGCGAGCGCTGTCAATTGCTGGATCAGTTACAAGAGATACTTCGTCAAGGGTTGCTGAAGTAATAAGCATTGTTCCCTTGTTGTTTGTCCACTCGTTAATCTGTGCGCCGACGCTAAATCCGTCGCGCAATCCTTCAGTTGCTTCAACTAGCGCATCTTCGCCAGCCATTGTGTTAGCAATCTTGAATGTAGCCACAATGCCATTAGCAGTTACTTCGTGGCTCATCAACTTGCCAATTGGGCGAGTGCGATCGTGCTCCAGGAGCAATTTGACTGGCTTCATTTCAATTGAGTCAGCTGCGAAAACTGTTGGCCCGACTGAGGTATTACCCTGCTCGTTCCAAGTAACAATTGTTCCGCTAATTGTGCGCTTTACTGTATCGGCCGCAGTTACGACCATAGGCATCTTAATTTTCATTAGGGATTAAATCTTCCTCTCTCTGAATCTGCTCGATGCTCATCGCGCCGATGCGGTTCAAAATTTCATAAACTTGTGCGCGTTCCAAAGCGTTGCCGCGCAAGAAATCGTCAAGTGCAAATCGCACCATCACAGGGTTTGGAACGAAGTCCGGAAGTGATAGGCGTTCCTCAATTGCCTTCAAGATTGGGCGAAGTGAGAAATCAACTAGTGAGCGCCGCTCAGACACAGCGTTTGAGTAAGTCATTGAAGTCGTTTCGGCGCTCAAGAAGTAGGCTGGGATACCGCAAGCCCGAGCTAATTCTAAAGCCACATATTGACGAGCTTCGGCAAGTTGTAATGATTTTGGATCAAAACCAAATTCTTTCAAATCAACATCTGCATTAAGAAAAGCCGTTGAGCGAGATTGACGAGCTGTGCGCCAAGCACTTAGAAGTGACGACACTCTTTCGGCAGTTAAATTAGTGCCGTTGCTCTTAAGAATCATTGAAGGGTTAGGCTCTTTGGCGTAATTAACTGCTGCATTTTCAAGATACACAGCTGCGCTGATTGTTTTGCCAGCGCGGTGCAGCAATCCTTCATCTGGGCCATCAAAACGAATAAGTGAACCGACTCCAGAATTAGGGACTGCCATTCCATCAACTTTGTATGACTCAATTACTGTGTTGCGGAAATCTGTATCAACTGTGACGCGCTCAGGGCTAACGCGAGTCCAAGCTCTTACGCGACCGCCATCCGTTGTTGAATACATTTCAAGAACTTGTCCATAACCGACGCCATATAGCCAAATATCTTCAGCAAGCCAGTTATAAATTACGAAACCAGCAACGCGAGGATCAGGTTGATTGATAACGCGGTGTGGATCTACATATTGTCCAGTAATTCGATTGAAAGTTGTAAGAGGTAGTGAGCCGATAGTTCCGCAGATAATATTTCTAGCGCGAGCAACTGACGGAACACTCATAGCCAATTGGCGAGTCGTATTTGTAGCGCCGCCAAGAATGTTATAAACAGAATCGGTGATTTGCACCGGAGTCAATGCGGCGGTTACGTCGCTAACCTTCTGCGGTGTTTGCGCGGTTACTTGTGGAAAGAAGAAATCTCTGATAGCACCCATTGAGCCTTTATTGTAAAGGGTCTGTGCTACAGAATTACTATATCCGCACCGTCATTTGATTTAGTGGCGTAATGAGTCGCCATAGCTGAGGCAACCGCTCCACAGATAATTGCATTTGAGACTTTACGGCCCATTACCCATCCGCCATCACCGAAAGGCAACTTGACAGCGGATAGGCATTGTTTAGTCAGTTCATCTTGTCCCGAGTGAACTAACCGCTGAGATGAGATTGCTCCCAGTAACTCATCACAGCTTTGGGCGTAGTCAAGACCATCTATTGGCTCAGTCCGAATTCCTGCCGGTGCTAATCGCGCAGCAACGGCCGAAGCGGTTCTCGCTGAATAGGCAACGAGTTGGACTGGATACTTGCGCACCCAATCCGCTAAATCGTTCGCCAGAGACTTGTCGTCGAGATTAGACGGATTGTGCCAAGTTTGCAGAAGAATAACTTGGAACTGATCTCCCTCGAGCTTCTGACTAGCGACTAGCGCCGCTTGCTTCCTATCGGGACTGAGATCAATAGCCAGCCAAGTGTCCTTCTCGGGATCAAGTCTGAGACCCTCGACTCGACAAGATTCCCATTGAGAAGGGTTAATGACTGGATTGATGGTATCAACCCATTGACATAAAACTTCTGTGCGCACAATATCTTCGGGGTCTGACAACACGGCTCGGATATTGTCAGGGTGGACTGTGTAACCAAGTGACGGATTGGCTTGGCAGACACCTAGCCAGAAGTCTGATGAGTTGTCGAATTTAATGCCATTGGGAGCCGACCACTCGAACCAGCCAATATCATCAGAGCCGCCGTGAATGGCAGCGTAGGCTCGTTCGCGTAATTTGTTTAGGACTATTGAGTGCTGATCTCCAGCATTTGAATAAACCCATATTTGAGGATTTGGGCTAGCCATTTGCGTATAACGCAGGGCAGACCACACATCTTCGTCTTTATATTCGCGAGCCTCGTCTAAGTGGATAGTTTCAGGGGCGGCAATACCTCGACCAGCTGAATTATTGGCTCGGACGATATAACGGCGACCTTCGGTGAATTGCAATTCTTGAAATCCTTTACTTTCCAGCTTCTTAGTGAATTCGGCGGCTAGTCGGGGAGTCTGTTCGATAATTCCGTAGATTTTGTAAAACAATTCGGCTGAGGTTGTCAGCTTGTGAGCTGTATGAACTTGTAATTTCTCTTTCAAAACGTAGATTCTAAATAGAATTTGAAGCGCCATAAAGGTTGATTTGCCTTGTTGTCGGGCGCATAACAACGTAACAACTGGGTGAGCCCAGCGACCGTCCGGCTTGTATTTAAGCGAGTGATGGGCCAGCCATTGCTGCCACGGAAGCAGTTCGTAGCCGATTTGCTCGCAGAATTCAATCATTTGCTCGCCGTGAGAGGGATAATCGGTGAGTTTTGTGTGAATTCGTGGGTTTGGCACACCACGGTAAGCCGATTCGTCCCTAACTCGGGCGATCTCTGTTGATTGCTCCATTATTCTCCAGAGTCGCCCAGATAATGAACGGACGAGCCATTTTCAGGGAAAATCTTCCCAAT